ACAACCTCACCAAGCTGGCCAGGGCAGCAGCAGCCTGACCCGCAGCTGCTGCCCAGCCGCGATGACTGCCGCTCGCTCCACAGCAGCGTCAGCCCAATGTGCTTACCGGGACGAGCTCCTAGGCGCGCATATGTCCCCTTTAACAAGGTTCGAATTTATTACAAAGCCTGGTACAAGCGGAGTCGCCCCGCCTGCGATCGTCCCTGTACAGCGCCGCTGGGCCGCGTCCGGTGATAGTCAGCTAGCCGGTTCAAGAACGGCAACCGCCTGGACTTGCTGCACGTGGCGTTGCCTTTCTCACTCTTCGGCCGACAGCCTCCCTCGTTTGAAGTCTTCGAAAAGCAGCCAGACGATCCGCTGCGCCGTCGCCTCACCCCGCTCGATCACCGTACCTCGATCGAGGAGCTCGTATGCGAAGCCGCTACCGCCGCCAATCATGTGGACACGGAACCGCGCCGGGTCGTGGGGGTCGATGAACGGGGGCCTTTCCTGTCGGTCAGTCGGCATGAGACGGCTCCGGGCTAGTATCCAATGCGTTGTCGCGAACGAAGTTGGCAGGAGGGCGAGCGCCCCGCTGGCCAATGCCGGACCAGTCATGCCGCCCGGCTGCAGATCACGAACGCGCATCGAGAAGTCCGCAGCGGGTGGTGCAACCTTGAGCGGTCCCCTTTCGTCGGGTCGTGGTCATGCCGGGCCACGGTGCGTCCAAAGCCTTGCTCAGGTATCGCTAACGCAATGGCGTATTATCTGCCATAGTAGAAGCATGCCAGCAACCGATGACAGCAAACTATGCGCCATAACTCCTCCTCAGGTTCGTGCTGCTCGCGCCCTGCTCGGGTGGTCCCGCGAGCGGCTATCTGCTTCGTGCAGCGTGCCCATCCGGACGATCGATCGGTTGGAAGCAGGCGAAGGCGCGCCCCAGCGCCGGACAGTCGCTGCTATCTGCTACGCGCTGGAGGCCGCCGGCGTCCAGTTCATCGCTGAGGATGGGGGCGGCGTTGGTGTGCGGATGCGGAAGGCAGAGGAGTGACCGGTTTCCCGCGTCGCGACGCCCTCAGCTTCTTGACGGGCGGCGGCGAGATGGGCGCGCTAATTCGCGCCTATGACTGGGGTTCCACCCTGCTCGGTCAGCCCGAAACCTGGCCGCAGGCGCTCCGCACGACGGTTCGGCTGCTGCTGACCAGTCACCACCCCATGTTGATCTGGTGGGGGCCTGAGTTCGTTCAGCTTTACAACGACGCATTCCGCCAGACGCTGGGCCCTGAACGGCATCCCTCGGCGCTAGGTGGGCACGGGCGCCAATGCTGGGATGAGGCCTGGGACATCATTGGCCCGCAGATTGAGTTCGTCATGGATGGCCGAGGCGCAACTTGGCAGGTGGACCATTTGGTGCCCCTTACCCGCCATGGTCAGCGCGAGAATGTCTGGTGGAACTACGGCTACAGCCCCATCGACGATGACACTAAGCCTGGCGGTGTCGGCGGCGTGCTCGTAATTTGCCGCGACGTCACGGAGGAGCACCTTGCGCGCGAGGCCCTGCGTGCCGGAGAGGCGCGCTGGCGCGCCATCTTCGAGAATATGCAAGAGGGCTTCGCACTGTGCGAGATCGTCTATGGCCCAGACAGCAGGGCGAGCGACTTCCGCTACATCGAAGTCAACGCTGCCTGGGAGCGCCTGACCGGCCTCCCGCCGGAGGCCATCGTCGGCCGGCTGGCCAGCGAGGCAATCCCGGGCATCGAGCGGTTCTGGACCGACACCTACGCACGTGTCGTCGAAACCGGCGAACCGGCACATTTCGAGTACCGGGTCGAGGCGCTTGGCCGGTGGTTCGAGGTCCTCGCATACCGCACGGAGCCTGGGCGCTTCGCTGCGCTGTTTCTCAACGTCACGGAGCGCAGGGCGGCGGAAGAGCGTCAGGCGCTGCTGTCGCTCGAGGTAGACCATCGTGCCAAGAATGCGCTGGCGGTTGTGCAGGCGGCGCTGCGCCTGACGAGGGCTCCGGATCTGCCGACATTCATCCGGGTGCTGGAAGGTCGTGTTGGTACGCTAGCGCGGGCGCAGACGCTGCTGGCCGAACAAGCCTGGGCCGGAGCTGATCTGGAGGCGATGCTGCACGGCGAGGTCGCAGCATTTCTGGTCACGGACTCAGAGCGGTCGCAGGTGGAACTGCATGGGCCGCCGGTGGCGCTACCTGCCGCGGCGACGCAACCTTTAGCCATGGCGGTGCACGAGCTGGCGACGAACGCGCTGAAGTACGGTGCGCTATCAGTGCCAAGCGGCCGCGTCACGGTCACATGGGAATTCGACCAGCAAGGCAGGTTGCGGCTACGCTGGACAGAGCATGATGGTCCGCCTCTAACCGGACCGCCGCAGCGCCAAGGCTTCGGGTCGCGGGTGCTGAAGGGCACAGTGGAGGGCCAGCTGGGCGGCAGGGTTGGTCTGAACTGGAGGACGTCCGGACTGGATTGTACCATTGAGGTGCTGCTAACGCATTTGGCTCAGGCACCAAAAAGGCCTGCTACTCCGCAGCCTGCCTGAGCCGCGCCGCCTTCGCTGGCAGGATCGTCTCTTGACCGTCAGATATTGCCCGGCCTCCTGCACGCTGAACGCGGCTCGCCCCTGACCGGCGCGAGCCACTTCGCTGTTCAGCGCCCTTGCGGGCCTGGATCGGCGGGGCGCTCCTGGTCCAGCGCCTCTAATGCAGCGATTTCTTCGGCGGTGAAGTGGTCGACGTCGCACGCGAGGTGCGGGATGAAGGTTGCACCTTCCTCGCGGCCCACATGCCAAACGTAGCGATGCAACAGGCTGCGCCAGTCGATCGGCGCCCCCGTGCGCAACTTCCTGGCAGCAGACGCCGCCAGGCCGCATGCCATCACAGGCGCAGGCGCGGGCGCTCTCCGCGCGGGTCGTTTGGTGGGTCACTTGCCTGCCTCCCGAAGCTTTGCGCCGAAGTCAGGAATGGTGCAGCTCAGGAGCGCGCCGATTGGCCCATGTCCCCAAATCCGACCCTCCCCGTCATCGTTCGCCTGGGCCGTCCTGACGCCGGGGTGCCACGTCACATAGAGCACGTCCGCAGCCTGGTCGTAGGAGACCTGGGCCGGCGTGATGGTCGTTTGGTCACTCGGCATCGTCATCCTCCATCTTCGCGATCCTGGGTGCCCACTCGCCGCGGGCGCGCTGGTAGATCAGCGACTTCGACACGCCGATGGCCTTCGCGACGTGGGGTATGTCGTGCCCCGCACGCAGCAGCGCGATGGCCTGTTCCTCCATCTCCGCGGTGACGGTGCGACGCCGGCCGCCGACCTTGCCGCGCGCCTTTGCCGCAGCCAAACCGGCCTTGGTCCGCTCCACAATCAGGCCGCGCTCCATCTCGGCTAGTGCCGCCAGGATGTGCAGGACAAAGCGGCCCATGGCCGTGGTCGTGTCGATCTTGTCGGTGATGACCCGGAGGCCGGCGCCCTTCTTTTCGAGGCGCTGGCAGACCTCTAGCACCTCCAGCAGCGATCGGCCGAGGCGGTCCAGCTTCCAGACAACCAGCGTGTCGCCGGCCCGGCAGGCTTTCATGGCCGCCGCGAAGCCGGGGCGCACGACGCCCGGCCCGCCGCTCGCCTTGTCGCTGTAAATGCGGCTCGCCGCGACGCCCTCGCGGGCCAGCGCGTCGGTCTGGAGGTCGAGCTTTTGGTCCTCAGTGCTGACCCGCGCGTAGCCGATCAGGAAGCCGCCGTCGTCTGCCATGGCTATCTTGTAGCGGACGCGCAGACGGAACGACAAGCTATTTCCACGGAGATTTTGCATGGTTAATACGGATAGTTCTTGCACAGTCGGGCGGCATAGCTCATAACGGGCTTACCGAGACGGAGAGCCCCGATGACCATCCTGGACCGAGCCCGCCTTTCCCTCGCCGCCCAGGAAGCGGCCCTCTCCATGCACCGCGACAACGGCGACAAGATCGCCGCCCGCTCCGCTCAGGCCCGCGTCAACGGCCTCCGCACCAAGGTCGCCAAGCTGGCGGTCGAGGCCCGCGCGCTGGCCGAGAAGCGCGCATGGTATGGGGCCGCCGCCTAATGCGGTCGCTTGAGCAGATGACCGGGACAGAGGCGCTGCGCCTCGCCGGGCTTGGCCACAGGAAGAATGCGAGCGCCGCGAAGACCTACGCGCACGACGTGTTCCGGCTGGATACAGGCGAGGTAGTCGCCACAGTCACAGCACACGAGGCCCACGCATTCGCGCGTGAAGCCCTCGCCGCTTCGTGCAAATAACCCCGGAGGCCGGCACGCCGCGCGCCACACCCACAGCCCGCTGGATCAAGAGCCTGGAGCGCGCCGTGGCCCGGCTTGAGGCTCTACAGAATGATGCGCAGGGCGGCGCAGCACGGGAGCCGGTCTCCTATGCCAAGGACGCCGCGCTGAGGGCGCTGCGCAACGCCGAGCGCGCCCGCGCTCAATCCGTTCGCTAAACCCCCCGGCTTCGATCACCGGCCTCGGTACGGCCCCGTGACCACGCCGAACAGCCGCTGCAGGAACTCGTGCCAGGTCATTGCGTGGCAGCCAGCGCGGCATCCCACCGTGGCAGCCAGGACTTCGCGTGCGGCTTGCCCAGGCGCCAGCAGCGCAGGTAGTACCGCCATGCGTCCTCGCCGGCCTCAGGCAGCCGTGCCGGGTCGATGATGACCAGCAGGCGTGAGAAGCCCCAGGCAAGCCCGTCGTGGCCCTCCAGGGCGCGCCACACGGCGGCAGGCTCCGGCCGATAGTGCAACCGTGGGGTCACCAGTGCGTCGGGCGGACATCCCAGATGTCACACCACCGCAAGTATTTTGCTGTTGTTGTGCAGTTTCGACGATGTCAACGTCTACGGAGTATGCAGGAGCCAACCAATGTCCTGTCGCGTCCTTGTCGTTGAAGATGAAACCGTGATCGCAATGCTGGTCGAAGATCTGCTTGTGCAGAGCGACTGCTTTCCCGTCATAGCGGCCACGAAGGCCGAAGCTCTCTCCTCCATTGAGCAAGGGCAGCCTTTTGAGCTGGCTGTCGTCGATTTACAGCTCCCGGATGGGAGCGGTTCTGCGGTCGTCGCCGAACTGTGGAAGCGCTGGCCTGTGCCGGTAATCGTCAATACCGGATACGGGGACGTTCCGGAGGATCTAAAGGATTCCCTTGCGCCTTTTCCTGCTCCACTCGAAACCATTGCGAAGCCTTGGGATGTTAACCAATTTCTCAACCTTGTTCAGCAATTACTTCCGCGGGCAGATGCTCGGGGATGCTGACGGCGTCTCATCAGCATGGCTTGATCCAGATCATTGACGTTCAGCTCGCCCCCCAAATGCTGGGCCCTGTTGGTCGCTACTGAATGGGTCGATCGATGGAGTCCATTACGCCCTGCGCCCGAGAGCTTGGGAACAGCGTGACTGAGGTCAGGCCTCCAAGAAGGGACTGACGGTCGGTAGAGCGCCGCCCGCACTTTAGATGCTTCCACAGGGCGGGGCACTGACCGCAGCGAATGAAGCCGCGCGAGCTTCCACGCTTTACGGGCCTCAAACAAACCTCACGGGCTCCCGCCTGTTCTTCAGGCTGGAGGTGGACCATGTGGGAATATCGCGCCACGGTCCAACGTTGGTTGGACGGCGACACGCTCGACGTCGAGATCGATCTTGGGTTCTACGTGCTCACCAACCAGCGGCTGCGCCTGGTGGGCTCAGGCCTCGGGATCGACACGCCCGAGAAGAACGCCGCGGATCCGGCCGTTCGAGAAAGGGCCGCCAGGGCCACAGCCCGTTGCTGGCAGCTGGCGCCGGCCACCACACCGGTGATCCTACGCACACAGAAGCCGGCGGTGCCGAAGGACGGCTTCGGCCGGTTCCTGGCAGAGGTAGTAATTCAGGACGGCCGAAGCCTCGGAGATGTGCTGCTGGAGGAGGGGCTCGCTGTGCCGTACCAGCGGGCCCGCTGAAGGCTAGGCCGCTGCTGCTTGGCGCCGGCGCCGAGCCACACCCAGCGCCGCCAGGCCGAGGCCGAACAAGGCAAGCGAGGCTGGCTCCGGCACCGGCACGGCGCCGGTGAACGTCGTCTGCACGATCCCGCCGAAGGAACACAGGGCAGCAGCGCAGCCCTGGATCCCGAACCTGTTGTCGCTGCCGACAATCGAGGTGAACGTCCCGTCGCCCAAGAGTTCGAAGGACCAGAGTTCGCCCGATCCAAGGAAGGAGAAGGTGCCGACAGGCTCACCCTCCGGCTCGCTGGAGACGTTCATCTCGGCATAACCGCCGAAGCCGATCTGCGGCTTGCCGAAGAAGAAGTCCTTCGTGATGGTGCCCCGGCCGGGTTGGCTGATCCTGGGAAACTGGAAGGAGAGGTCGACCAGCCCGTTGATCTGGGAGACCGGAGGCAGCCCCGAAGCGGTGAAGGAGAAGCCGTTCTCATAGGCCGCATCCGTCACGACCATCCGCCAGTTGAAGACCGCGGCTACCGGCGTCCCAACGGGGAAGCTGCAGCAGGAGGCGATCACTGCCGGGCCCTGCTGAACGAAGTCGAAGATCACATCGGCCTTGGCCGGTGCTGCCGCGGTTGACGCGGCGACCATCATTGCACCGGCTGCCAGGCCGAGCTTCAGTACCTGCATCGTTTTTCCCCCCTGGCTTTCTGCCAGTACCGGGCGGCGAGCAAGGAGCATGCCGGATAGAGTATTCAATGCGCTGCGGGTCGCGATCAGTCACAGGCAAAGTTTCAATGTAAGGTCCGGCGACGCAGTGCCGGTAACTCTCGTTGACAGGCTTGAGCCTGCCCTCCATGACCTCGACATGAGCAAACGGCAGTCAGTTCTGTTGGCGACGGTCGGCTACGAGGGGGTCGCCCTCGACGAGTTCATCGTCGCCCTCCAGGAGGCCGGCATTAAGCGTCTGCTCGACATCCGCGAACTACCGCTCTCACGCCGAAAAGGCTTCTCAAAAAACGCGATCGCGACCGCCCTTTCCGCTGGCGGGATTGAATACGTTCATCTTCGCGGACTCGGTGATCCCAAGCCAGGGCGACAAGCCGCAAGGAGCGGTGACTTCGCCCTCTTCCGGAGGATCTTCGTGAGCCACATGCACACACCGAAGGCCCAGGTTGATTTAGCTGTGGCCAATCATTTGGTGGCCGGAGGCGGCACGTGCTTGATGTGCTACGAGCGGGAGCACGCAAACTGCCATCGCAGTATTGTGGCGGAAGCGATCGCTACTACCGTGCCGGTCAAGATTCGGCACTTGCGAGTTTCCAGTGCATCCAGCCAGCCCACCGCCCGGCGAGCCACCTCCGTTGAGTTCGTTTAAAAGAAGCGGCCGCGAGAAGGTCCTCGTCCTCGTTAAGGCCTTACCCCATGTGGGCCAGCGCCACGGTGAGACTGTCTGCTGCGCCGGCGTTACCTTAGACAGGCAGTGGCGGCGACAGTACCCGATCCATTTCCGCCGCCTCCAGCAGCAATTCAAGCGCTGGCAATGGATAGAATACGATTGGATTGCACCTGGTGCTGAGGACAGGCGGATTGAAAGCCGGCGAGTCCAGGAGGAAAGCATCAGGGCAGAAGAGGTGATCCCAGAGACCGAACGCGCCGCCTTTCTCGACCCTCTTATCACCCGTTCGACTAATGAGGCCGCAGCAAAGGGCATGAGCCTGACGCTAATACGGCCTATTAAGGTTCGGTTTCGTTGGAAGGCGAAGACGAACGAGCAGATCGCCGAGGAGCGACAGGCTTACGAGGACTCCGCCCGCCAGAAGTCTTTTTTGGATCCAGATCTCGTCGCCCTTACCCCCTGCCCGTATGCATTCCACTTCGACTGGACGGATGCAGACGGAATGAAGCACAAGGCGACTTGCGACGATTGGGAGACGGCAGCGACCTTCTATCGGCGCGAAAAGACCATGGGCGTTCAGGACGCGTTGCGAAGCATGGAGCGGACCTTTGGCGAAGACTATCCGAACCGCGGTATGGCGTTCGCGCTAGGCACGCACTCGCGGCGCCCTGAGCAGTGGTTGTTGGTCGGCGTACTACGGTTGGATCCTGTCAGCCAGCTCTCCCTGCTCTGACTAATCTGGGTCCAATTCGTTGTAGGCCGCGCTCCTTGAGCCACCTGTGCCAGCGCCGCCTTCCGGATCCGCTCCTCCCGCGTCGTCCAGGCGCGCCCGAACACTGACCAGGTGCTCAATTCCCGCAGATAGGCCAGCCGCGCGGCGGAGGGCGCTTCCACCAGATTGCCGGCGGCCACGCCTGGATGGCCGCCAGCGTCTGCAGCCCGACAGCAGCGTCCAGCGTCACGCCCAGAACGTCCTGCACCACCAGGATGGCCCGGCCGCTGTTCGCGACAAGCGGGCGTGCGGCAGAGACGCGGGTGGGTGTTAGGTCGCTCCAGGTGCCGGGCTGAGAACATGCAAGCCAGCCAGCGCATCCTGCTGCGAGGCCAGGCCTTCGAAGACCGGCTTGGCGAAGAAGAAGCCTTGCATGAAGCGGAGGCCGGTCTCGCGCAGCGCCTCCACCTCCTCGCGCCGCTCGACGCCTTCGGCCACTACCTTGATGCCGACCTGTTCCCCCAGCGCCACCAGGCTGGAGACGATCGCCAACCGCACCCGGTCCCGATCGCAATCCTGGATCAGGGCGCGGTCCAACTTGATGATGTCCGGCCGCAGGTCAGCAAGGCGGGCAAGGCCGGAATAGCCGGTGGAGAAGTCATCGAGCGCGATCCGGAACCCGCGGCGACGGTATTCCTCGATGATGTTTTGGGTGTGCCGCAGGTCGCTGACCTGCTCGCCCTCGGTCAGTTCGAAGGTCAGCCGGTCCTGCGGGAAGCCATGCTGCCGCGCCGCATCCAGGGTGAGGCGGATGCAGGCACGCGGCTCATAGACTGCATTGGGCAGGAAATTGATGTTCAGCTGACAATCTACGCCAAGGCGCGCGGCCATCTCGATGGCCTTGACCCGGCAGGCCTGGTCGAAGGCGTAGAGGTTTTCAGGCGTCAATCGCGCCAGAACGCTTCCCGCGCCTTCACCATTGGGGCCGCGGACCAGGGCCTCATGCGCGTCGATACGGTGTTCCGCCAGATCCACCACCGGCTGGAACGCCATGGTGAAGGGAAACAGATCCGGCATCGTCCGGCAGGCAACGCAGCCAGTTACACCTTCAAGCATCGGGACGTATCCGGTTGGATAGTGGTTGCCTCGCGATGTAAACCGAAGGCTGTGTCTCATAAAAGACATTTTTTCGGGTTGTGACGGCTCTTCTGACCGAGGCAGATGTCACGTCACTTGCCTGGTCGGAGGAGCAGATCAGTCACATCTCAGCCCACCTGAGCCAGTGCCGCCCTTCTGATGATCTCGACCCGGTTGGTCCAGCCATCGCCGAACATGTGCCACGTCGAGAGTTCGCGCATATAGGCCAACCGCGCTGCGCTGATCGCCTCGATCAACTCACCCGGCTGCCGCGCATGAATGGCAGCCAGGGTCTGCGGCCCGACCGCGCCGTCTACCGTCACGCCCAGAACGTCCTGCACCACCACGATGGCGCCGCCGGACGGCACGGTGAAGTCAAAGACGCACAGATCCACGCCGGCCGGCATCTGGTCGCAGCGGTTCTTCAGCCAGTAGTCGCGCTCATAGACCAGATCGGCTTCCCGTTCGGTCAGGTTGCGGATGTCGTCGACCGTCACCTGTGCCAGCGGTACGCCGCGATAGCGCGCCAGAGCGGGACGGGTAATGCCGTACTTCGTCGCGCCGCCCTTGTCGCCCCGGGTCTGGGTGAACCTGTCGCCTCCCTCCCGCTCCTTGATGATGGCCAGGCAGGCCGGGAAGCGGGTGCGGTGCTGCGCCAGGTCGTTGGGTTTGGGCGCGACGCCGGCAGCCTCCAGCACGGCCACCTGCGCCGCCATCGCTCGAAGCGCCGACGAGATGGTACTGGCCATGACCTCGAGCTGGCGAGACAGGGCTGCGGCATCAGCCGGGGAGCCGTTCATGGGGTCATCCTCTGCGGGTTGCGATACCGCGCCATCAGCTCGTCGGCGGTGGGCTCCCGGAACCGGTCATCTTCCTCGACCATCGGCGCCTGGCTGTTGACCGTGACGGTGCCGGTGGTCGCCACCGCGGTGGGCTGCTGCTGGGGTGCTGCCACCGGCCGCGCCTCCAGCTCGCGCGCCAGCGTGACGGACTTGTCGGCGCTGCCGCGGCTGCTGCCGAACTCGAACTGGAAGGCATCGAAGAAGCACTTCGCCATGCCGCCGATCAGGCCGAGAATGGCTCCCTCAATGGCGCTGCCGGGCCGGATGTCGGCGTAGTAGAGGAAGGCCATGCCAGCGGTGATGGCGACGATGACCAGCACCACCATGACGTCCGCCCGCACGTTGCGGCTGCCACCCGCCTGGATTGCCACGTCGCGGGCCCTGGCATCGGCCACGCCGGCCATCTCCACCCGCAGCGTCTCGAGGGCAGCCCGCCGCTGCTCCGCCTCTCGCTCGGCCTCGATCCTGGCCAGCGCCTGGATCAGCTCGGCGCGCTTGCCCGGCTCGGCCGCCAGGACAGTCGCGGCCTGGGCCGGATCGCGTGTGCCCGTGATGGCCTGCAGCGCCCCGCCGACGGCGCCGGTGGCGATCGCTGCGGCCGGGCTGTCGGGCAGCAGGTACTTCACCAGCGACGGGAGCAGGCCCGCCACCAGGGGTATCAGCAGCGGGGTCATGCAAAATGTTCCTCTAACGGATCACGTATTGCGTAATACGCAAATTCCGGGGCAAGGCTTCACCGCTGCGCAGATCCGGGGAAGGGATTCGCAGTGGGTGTGCGATGGACTTGCCTCTGGCGGCCGATGCCGCGCCCCCGTGGCCCGAGGGTAGCAGGGAGCCATCCGCCAGGTGTCGGAACCTGGTCCGCAACCCAGCTTCGCCGCCCGGTCAGCAATGGCCGGGCGGTCTGCTATCCTGAGGCAGCCATCAGCCCTCGGACTTCTTCTTCGATGCGGGCCAGGGATGATCGATTGGCGGCAGGTCGATCGGCGCCTGCCTCAGCGGCTCAGGGAGCTCGCCCTCGTAGCCATGCGACTTCAGGATCAGCCTCGCCACCCAGCGGGTCGAGGAGACTGCTTGCGCCATGTCATGCGCCTTGTGGTGCCACCAGTGCGCGGTGTCACGCCAGATCTTCGCTTCCTCGTGCGACTCCCGCAGCTCCTCACGAAGCTCCGTGATCTCGGCGTCCTGCGTTGCGATCCACCGCTCCTGCCTCGTGTCGAGTGCCATGCCCGCGGCACCGCGTTGCTCTGTGCGCCGGCTCCAGGCCGTCACCATGGTGGGCAGCGCAATGGCGAGGATCGGCGCCCAGACCCATCGCCACCATTCCTGCGAAAGCCACTCCCACATCAGCCTGCTTTCATGCTCAGGCGACGGACCGAGAGCAGGTTGGCAAGTGCCCACCCGCCGTAGGTCACGACCGCAATGGGCCAGGGCCAGCCGACATTGGCCAGGACGGTGGCGGTGAGCGCGATCCAGAAGAAGGCGCCGAGAAATGCGACACCCCAGCGGAGGTCGCGAAGGTCGCGCGCAATGGCGTAGCCCTGCATCGCACCGAGGAGCAGCGCGAACAGAGTCCAGAAAATCCAGTTGTCCAGGCCTGCGAAACCGCTCGCCATGCTCAGGACCCAGAAGGTCCCCATGACCGCGATCGCGCACGCACCGCCCTCCTGGCTGTTGCGGAAGTTCAGGATGGCTTGGATCGTCCCCGGCAGCGCCGCCAGGCACACCCACACCTCCGGCACAGGCATGTCGCGGAAGCCGTTCATGCTCTGCCGGCTGGCGAGGTCGAGCTGCGTCATCGAGGCGAGCACGCCAGCGGCGAAGGTCACCAGCGAGGAGACTACCTCCAGCATGTATCGATCACGATGGAGCAGCACGTCCTTCAGGAAGGCGACCAGCGCCTGGATCGGCCGTGGAGCTGTCATCTGTGCCCCTTCCTTGGCTGTGCGGAGAGCGGCGGGATCCGCTCTTCGCCGGACGCGTCAGAAGCCGTAGGTGTCCTTCATCCATTGCGCTGCCGCATTGCGGTCGGTCACGTTGGAAATGGAGAAGAACAGCATGGTGGAGGCAAACCACCGGCCAGACAGGCTGGAGTTGTTCATGAGCCGGATGCCGAGGCGGAGGATAGAGGTGCCCGGCACGGCGGCGGTGAAGGTGCCGTAGGTCGTTTCAACCAAATCCTTGCGGATTTTGCGGGTGCCGGCCTCATAAATGGCGCCGGCCGCCGTGGCTTGCCCCACCGTGTACCCGACGCCCGGCGAGGTCACATCGAACCCCCGCATATTCCGAAGCGTCGTGTCGGTTTCCGTGATGAAGGCCTGCCCGTTGGAGAGGTTGAAGTCCTCCTGGGAATTGAACGTGGCGAGGGACCAGATGCGGCCGTCGTCGATGGTTTGCGAGACGGTCATGGCGGCCAGGCCGCCGAAGCTGGTGAGGCCGCCGGTTTCGAAGCCGAACCGCTGCATGCCATGGCCATCGCCGGGAAACCGCACGGCATGGCGCGGGATGGTGGAGCCCGGCAGGAGCATCACCTTGCCAGCGTCATCAGTCAGCCGCGCGCGCTGCGGATCGTTGAAGCGAATCATGTTCTGGCCGAGCGGGCCCTGGTCGTACCAGATTCCCATATTGACGCGGCCGCCGGCGGCGAAGGCCTCGACCGCCTGCCAATCGAGGTTACCGTCCGCGGTGGTCCCGAAATCCATGGTGGCCGCGTTGCTGGCCTTCTCACCCTGGACCACCGGCCCGGTGTAGTTGCCGATGCGCTGCAACGAATAGGCCGCCCGGATGTCGGTGGAAGGCATCGCGTTAAGGATGAGTGCCGGCGCTCCGACCTGCGGCATGGTGACACTCACCGCGGCAGCCACAGTGGAGGTGCCGCCACCGTTCTGCGCTGCGAAAGTCAGGGAGTAGTTGGGGGTCGTGTTCCCATTCGGGACCACAGCCACCGTGATCTGCCCCGCATTGCTCACCGCGAAGGTGCCGCCGGTGTTGCCGGCGGTGATGGTGACGGTGGCAGGCGTGCCGCCGGTGATGGCCAGCTGGCCGACCACCGTGCCCACCGTGGCGGCGTTCGGAACCGTGAAGCTCTGCCCTGGAGTGATGACGGGCGCGGCCACGAAGGGCACCACGTTGATGGTGATGTTCTGCGGCGTCCCGTTGTTGCTGAGGCCGAGCGGCCGCACCGAAAGGGTGTAGGCCGCGATGACGCCATCATCGAGCGGGCCAGTTGCCAGCGTCACCTTGCCCGGCGGCGTCATGAGGTTCCACGCGCCCCCGGTGTTGCCAGAGAGGATCTCGAATCCGACCACCGTGGCGCCGGTGGTCTGGATGTCGCCGATGCTCTGCCCGACCGCCAAGCTTTCGGAGGCCGTGAACACCTGGCCGGGGACGATCTCCGGCGAGACGGCCACCGCACCGAGCGTGACCATGGCGCCGCCCTTCACCGGGGAGAACCGGGACTCAACCTCGATATCGAGCGCGAAGGATGTGGCGCCGGATCCGACGAGGGATTGGTTGATGACGATGCACCCGCTGCGCTGTTCGACGCGGAAGCGGTTCTCGCCGACGCTCGCGCCCCGGAACCGGAACGCCGTGGCGCCGCCGCCGGTGGTCTGGACCACGCCAACCACCGTGCCCACCGGCAATTCCTTGTTGAGCGGGTAGTTTTGCCCCGGTACCACCACCGGCGGCACGCTCGCGCGGGTCTGCCCGATGGGCATGACGTTGAGCGGGAGGCTTGTGCTGTTCCGGAGCCCGGTTGCTGTCGCGAAGGGAATGGTGGTCTGGTTGATAAGCCATCCCCACGCCCGGGCCATGCGCGCATCCTGCGGGAACAGGCTCCGCATGTGCGCCATGGCCGCCAGCGCCCATAGGCCGTAGTCACCATCGATCGTGGAGAATGTGGACGGCTCGGCGCCATGCGAGCTCCCGCCCATGTCGTCCTGGATCTGGCGCCAGGTCGTGAACCGCACGCTGCCCGAATTGCGATAGGTCCAGATATTGCGGATGCCGTTGGACGGCCAGAAGTTCGCGCCGTCCTGGATGAAGCGGCCTGCATTGAAGTTGAGCGCCCACGCTTGATATTCCGCGGTCGCCGTGTCGCCGTTCGCCATGAGGCGATTCATGGTCGTATTGAAATAGTCCTGCTGCCACATGGATAGCGTGTCAGGGTAGCCATAAACCACGTCCTGCACGTATCCATGCGTCTCGCCGGCCTCGGCCTGCCACGGTGCGCGGCGGCCCAAGAGCCAGTTAAGATTTCCGCGCACCACGTCCGGCAAATAGGTTTCCGTCGCCGGCATGCGATTGCGCGGGAGCGAGATCCCGGCGAGGTAGATTTGCCGCATGAGCCATGCGCCGCCCCGCAGCTGGTTGCTGCGGATGACGTTGACGCCCTCGCCATCGGTGTAACGCGTCACGGTGGTTTTGCCGCGCGCGCTGCGCTCGTTTAGCTGCTGCATGATTCCCCAGGTCGCCGAGGCGGCCAGGGAGTCGATGAGGCTCATACGCGCGGTGAGGATGCCCACGACACCCACGTAGTCCGGAATGTGCGAGCTCTTTTCCGAAAGCGTCCATCCGGATGCGTTGTCGTGGTTCGGACCATACTTCCCGCCCGTCCCCAAGCCGGGATCGCGGTAGTCAATCCACATATCCCCCTGTTCGGTCCGGTTGATCCAGTTGCCCGTTTGCTCACTCGGATTGGCGTTGGACATGATCCAGTTGTGCCAGGGGATCCCGTTGGCGGCCTCACCGGTGTCATGCACATGGCGGGTCATCCGATAGTCGCCGGTCATCAACCACGCGGCCACCGAGCGTGGCACCGGACCGATATCCGCGTTTCCACCTTGCGCGCCGAGGGTCTTGGAGATCCCCCGCTGATTCATCGGAGTATTCCATCCGGTGCTTGTCAGCTGCGCCACGGCGGCATTGATGATCGAGGCATCGACGCCATAGGTCACATCGAGCGGCGGGATGAGCCCCACGGTGGCCAGGAACTCCACCGGCGGCCGGATGGTCGGTCGCGCCGGAACGGCGCCGCCACCCACCACCGAGAACGCGCGCCGGACAAGGCGCTGGTAGCGCCAGAGCGCGAAGCTCCCGGAGCTATACTTTTGCGCGCCGTCGAGGGTGATGGTGACGCCGGCAACGGTGGTTGGCTGTGACGTACCTGCGTTCATGGCGAGGATGTTGCCCACCGCCGCATCCGCCTCCATGGCCCCATCTTTGTATCCGATGAGGTCGGCGAACAGGAGGCCGCCGGTGCTCCCGCCCATTTCCACCGCGTTGATGGAGGCTTGCACGCGCGCATGCGTGACAAGTGGCCCGTTGCGGAGGCGCTCGGTGGGGATGCTGGTTTTCAGGTTGAAGGCTTGCGCGCCTACATTGATGGCCGCGGTCCGCGAGGTCATGAAGGTGGCGAGCGAGAGGTTGGCGCCTGGTGCCGGGTGCGGCGCGTTCCTTACCATCTTGAACGGGATGCGCGTGCCGATCGGCACCGCAGGGGACTCGAACGCGAACAACGCCACCTTCACGCTGTTATCTTCCCCGGTGTCATCGTAGCGGGTCAGCACGTCCATTTGCGTGATGAGCGGGGAGTCGTTGGACATGAGCCTCATCGTGGCCGTGTCGCCCGATGGCAGCATGCCCTTTTTGAACAGGAGCCCGAAGGTGCCCACCGTCCCGGCCGGGATGGCTGTCTCCTCGCCGACGATTTCGGACACGAAGAAAATATCCGTGGGCCCAGCCGGAGCCTCCACAATGATGTTGAGCGTAGCCGAAACCGGGTCGCCACTCGGCCCGATGGAGTTGGTCGCCACGACGCCAAATTGCAGCGCCGTGGCCGTCTCCATGTCCACCACGCCCTTGAGCGTCAGCTGGCCGGCGGAGGAGACGTTGAGATATGCCGCGCCGGGCCCGGACAGAGTCCAGGAGGTTGGCGCATTGCTGGCCATGAGCATGCCGATTGGCGCGCCAGGCGCGGCGGCCTCGTTGACGAAGAACGATTGCCCGACCTGCACCACCGGAAGCTCGAGCACATCCTGGACAGTGAAGGCGATCGCGGCGCTGTGCTTCCCCAGCGTGTTTTCGGCCTCGACCACCAGCGCATAGGTCGCGAGCGTCTCGAAGTCGAGCGACTTCGCCGTCCGCAAGGTGCCCGCGCTGTCGATCGAGACAGCATCACCCGTGTTGCCGGACAGGATGCGGAACGCGGACGGAAAGCCGCCGATGGTCTGGACCGTGCCGATGACGGTTCCAGCCGGTAGGTTCTCCGCCAGGCTGAACGAAGCCGGCACCACCTGTGGCGCGGTGAGGGTGGCGAGGTCGCCGGTCGCATAATACTGGCCATCCGCGGCGCGGCGCAGCTGGATGCTGGAGTAAAGGCCGGACGTGGCCAGCAGCTTGCCGGGCGAGACGCGGATATTGAACGCGCCGATCGTCTCAGGCCGCACCCGCCCCTGTCCACCTTGGACGATCTCGATCTCGCCGGCCGGGAGGCCGTCCGGGACACCCACGACGATCTCCTCCGGGGCGGCGCCAACCAGGCCGCCATTGGCGACGTCGGCCGCGCTCAGCGTCGTGCTCGCGGTGACCACGCGCATCGGCTGGGCGACCGGTATTGATCCGCCACCTCCGCCGGTGCCGCCGTTGGCTAGCGCATCCTCCGCCTTGTCGAGCGCCAGCTCGGCCACCTCACGCGCAGAAGCGGCTACGGCTGCGGCGGCGTTGGCCGCGCCAGCCGCGGCGCCCGCCTGCGCGACGGCGGACTCCGCCTTGGTATTCGCGGCATCCGCCTTGGTGTTGGCGGCCCCGGCCGCGGAGCTCGCGCCGGCAGCGGCGGCGGACGCGGTCGAGGCCAAGCCGGCGGCGGTGTCCGCGGCCCCCTGTGCAGCGGCGGCGGCAGCGGCAGCTGCGACCGCCTTGCTTTCTGCGGTCGAGGCGGCGGTGGTGGCCGTCCCCGCCTTGGCATCCGCAGCCTCGACGGCCGGATAGACCTCGTCGAAGTTCTCGTTGACCTTCTGGAACGCCACGCGGGTCTTGTCGCCGTTCTTCGCATTCGGCCCGGTGCCGAGGTTGATGGTCTTCTTGGCCATGATCGGACTCCGGTTACGCCGCGGATGCGAAGGAGAGGGTTTCGGTGGTGACGTCGATGTCGAGGGAGGCGCCCTCGATGGCTGCAATGCGCGCTTCCAGCGCGGCGATGGCGGCCATCGCCGCCGACAGCTGCCCGCCTAGGGATGCCGCGGCCTGGGCCGCTGCTGTGGCGCTCGCGGCGGCCGCCGTCGCAGATGCTGCGGCTGCGGCCGCGGTCGTCGCTGCAGCTGCCGAGGCGCGCCCTACTGCCGCGGCCGCCTGCTGGGCGTCGGTAGCGGATCCAGCCGCGGTCGATGCTGAGCTGGCAGCGGCGCCGGCGCTGCCGCTGGCGGAGGTGGCCGAGGTGCCGGCGGCGGTCGCCGCCTGACCGGCGGTCGTTGCATGGCCTGCTGCTGTGCTGGCGTGGCCCTGAGCGGTGGCGGCGGAGGCGCCGGCGGCACCTGCTGCCGAGGAGGCTGCGGAGGCGCTTCCTGTGGCGCTCGCAGCGGCCGCCTGCGCGTCCGCCACGCCGGTGCCAACTGCCGCGGCGGCGGCCTCAGCAGCGGTGCGTGCCACCTGAGCGCCGGTGGCGGCGGAGCTTGCGGTGGTGGCTGACGCTGCAACAGCAGCCTGAGCGGCCTCCGCTGCCTGTCGCGCGGTGCCCGCTGCTGCAGAAGCCGTCTCGGCGGACTGTACGGACGCGGCGACCAGCACGGCCGCATCGGCTACCGCCTGGACGTCTACAGAGACGGATTGCACTGAGGCAGCCGCGGCCGCGGCATGTCCCTGGGCCGCGTCGCGGGCGGCCTGCGCTGCGGCTACGGCACCGGTGGACGTAGTGGCCGCTCCGGTAGCTGCCGAGGCGCTGCCAGCCGCTGCGGTGGCACTCGCGGCCGCGGCGTCGCGGGACAACATGGCCTCATCGGCAGCCTCGCCAGCGGCCAGCGCATTGCCCTCGGCCTGGCCGGCGGCAGTAACGGCCTGGGACCGGGCGGTCTCGACTGCGGTCTGAACATCAGCCGCCGCGCCGGCTGCGGTCTCCGCCTGGTCCGCCGCGGCGGCGGCCTCGGCCGCGCGCGCAGCCGCTGTGCTTGCGGATGCGGCCGCCGCGGTCGCCGCGCTGCCCGCCGTGGCGGCGGAGCCACTGGCTGCTGTGGCACTAGCGGCGGCAGCGGTGGCGCCAGCTGCAGCCGCCTCCCCGCTTCCGATACCGGCCGCGGCGGAGGAGGCCGCAGCGTTGGCGCTCAGTACAGCGGCGTCCGCACTGGAGTCCGCAAGGGCAGCGGCTTCCTCAGCAGCGGTGCGTGCCGCGATGACAGTCGTGACGCCGGCTGCTGCGGTCGCCGCAGAGGTGGCGGCTGCTGCGGCTGATGCGGCCGCGGCCGTCGCGCTCTCGCCTACCTCAGCCACCCGGCTCATCGCCTCGTCGACGGCGGCCAGCACCAGGATCTCGGTGGAGACCTGCTGCGGCTGGTTGTCAGCGGTGTGGCCGACGATCCGCAGCGCCAGCGGGGCTGGAGCAACCGGCAGCTCGGTGACGATCTGGACGTCGACGTTCGTCTCAGACATTGATCGGTCCTCCGGTCATGACACGCCCGTTGCCCAGCACCAGCAGGTCGCCGTTGGGCATCACCATCCGGCGCTGCGGCGGGCGCGGCCGGAGATCTCGCGGGACCAGGTCCAGCGTCCGGGTCGCGATCTCGACTTGGGGCGAGATGATCTCGGCGAAGGCCTGGGTCAGGCCGACATCGTCGAGTGCCAGCGATATCGAGGCGATGCCCCGCGCGTCTGTGCGGCGGTTGCGCACGGTGACGCGTCGCCCGCTGGTCAGCACGTAGCCGAGGTGCAGGATGGCACCCTGGATCGGCCGTTCCTGCTGATCCAGCACCGTCGCCTCCACGGCGACGGCGGACCCACGGAGGGCGCTTGGGCGCAGGTTACTGCTGCTGGCCACGCGCAGCGCGACCCTCACATCGGTGACGGGCATGGTGGCTCCAGGTTGTCAGGATGCGCGCTGGGCGCGCGGGTAGCTCAGACCGCTTCGGCGGGAGAGCCATCGGCCAGCATGGCGGCCTGCTGCTCGTCGGTGATCAGGCCAAGATCACGCAGAGCGGCCACTCCGGCGATTGTCTCGCCTAGATCTAGGTCCACGAAGCCGGCGCTCGAGAGGTCATCGAGAAACACCTGCACCGCCGCGCTGCCAGCCTCCATGTGGCGGGAGGCCGCGAGGGTGATGGCCTCGCGCGTGCCGGCGTCCAGCCTGCGGCGGAAGGCCAGCGGAGAGATGCGCCGGATGCGCGGCGGCGCCTCCACTTCGGCAGGCGGCGGGCGGCGGAAAACGCGGCGCTTCACCTTCGCCGCTTTGGCCGCTGCCTTGCCCTTGGCCTGCGGAGCCGCCCCGTCATCCACCTCCTCCTCGAGCACCAGCCACCCGGCCTGCACCTCCACCTCGGCCTGCACTTCCTCGAATGTGGCCGCGAGCTCCGGCGTGAGGAGCTCGGCTAGCGGCTTGCCGATGTGCATGGCCGGCGGATTGAAAATGCTCCGCACCACGCCGGCCTCAATCTGGATGAACTTGGTGGCCATCGTGGATTTCCTTACGTGAACAGCGCGATAACAAGGCCGTCTCCGCCCTTGCCGCCCGGGAAGCCTGCCGAGCCGCCGCCGCCGCCCTGGCCGAGCCGATAGCCGGTCTGTCCTGCGCCGTTGATGCCGAAGGTCCCGTATCCGGCGCCGAAGCTAAGGCCGCCCACGCCGCCGGTGAATGTGCCGGAGCTCAAGGGGATCCCGTTCCCGCCGCTGGCCCCGCCGAGGATGAGGGACCCGCCGGAGCCACCGGTGCCTCCGGAGCCGCGGCTTGTCACCTGGATCCCGTTGAGCGCCGCAAAGCCGCCGCCGCCGCCGGCCACCGACAAGAGGCCGCCGATGCCGGTCCAGCCCCCGTTTTCACCGTTGAATGGTGCGCCGCCGGCCTGTCCGCCAGCACCGCCCACGCCGACCACTACGGGGATCGTCTGCCCGGACAAGCCGGACAGCACGCCCATCCGGAATTCTCCGCCGCCGCCACCGGACGCGGCAGAGTTCGCGCCACCGGATCCGCCACCGCCGCCACCGGCGCCCCAAGCCAGGATGATCGCACGATCCTTGCCGACCGGGCACACGAGGTTGCCGGAGGCCTCGAAGGCCTGCATCTCCGACATGAACAGGTTGCCTAGGGCGAGGAACAGCTGGTTGAACGCCGACTTGCTAGGGGGGATGCCGCCAGCCACGACGACCGCCTCAAGCTCGGCCTGCAGCATGTTCAGGAACCAGGCCGGAACCGGCGTCGCCTTTTGTCCAGCTCCGGGACTGCCCTCGCTGAACCAGCCCGGCGTGCCTGGAGGAGGGATCGCAGGCAGGGCGGAGACAGCGTCCGGAACATCAATGCGGCGCATGCTTCAGTTGCTCCCGTAGGCGAATTGCAGAATCGTGTGCGCCGGCTTGATCGCGTTGAAGACGCATTCGAGGGACGTGTTGCCCCACACCGCCAGCGGCTCGCCGGCGAAGGACAGCCCGGCCCGAAAGTAGCGGACGGTCTCCGTCGGTGCCTCGACGCGCCAGGTCAGCGACCAGGCGTCGTCGTTCAGGAGGTCGCCGGCCCGGCTGCCCGCCACGAAGCGCTGGAACTCGCGGATAGTGACGTCGTATCCGAGTGCCGCGGCCACAGCCTGATAGTAGGCGCGAGACTGCCCACCGGTGGCGGCGATGCGCGCCAGCAGCGCGGCGCGGCGCTGCTGCACGGCGGCGGCCGGCGGCGTGCAGACGTCCGGCAGCCCGTAGGCCCGCTCCCAGTCCGAGAGCAGCGAGATGGCCCGGGCCGGATCGCTCTCCTCCAGGATGAGGTCCTGCGCCGCAGCGTGCGCGTCTGAGGCGTTGTCCGCCAGCGCCGCCGAGATCCGCATCAGGACCGACTCCGGATCACGCGGCCAGGCCGGGCCCACCGGCAGGAGATCTGCGAAGGCCTGCGCGAAGTCTTCCGGCTGGAGGTCCGGCGCCTGGCTCATGGGAAGGTCACCGCGCCGGGGATGGCGATGGTGCCGGCGCCGAGCTGCACGTTGCTGGCGGGAATGCTCATGGTGTGGAAGGCCTCGCCCGCCGCGCGAGAGGCGGCCTCCATCAGGCGCGATTTGCGGATGACGCCACCGGGCACTGCGTCAGCAATGATCTGGGCCTGGACTTCGGCGGTGATCGCGGCCCGGACGGCCGCGGTGCTAGGCGAAAGCTCGGAGAAAGCGACGTTCAGTGCCTGCGGCGTCGGCGCGAAGACAACGCTGTTCGCGGTCACCGGCCTGCGCAGGTCGATCGCATCCTGCACCAGCGCCACGTCCAACGCCGTCGGGATGATGTTCTGCCGACCGTCCATGACGAAGGCCACGTCTACGGTGCCGGCACCGCGGTTCAGCGGGTAGGCCCAGGCGCGGGAGACGCCCGGCACCTCGAGCGCCCAGGCGACGTAGTCATGCGCCGCGCCGCCCTGCGGCGGCTTGGACAGCCGGGCGGAGAGTCGGCCGCGGAGGGCGGTGTCAATTTCCTCCAGCCCGCCGCCGATCAAGCCGCCCGTGGCCACGGTCGCGATGTTGAACAGGCCCGGGATCGCGGTGGTCATGTTCAGCTTGACCCCAGCCGGCAGGTTGCCGGCATCGCCGCCGGTGATGGCCTCTACGGGCACCAGCGCGGACCCGCCGGAAATCACCGCCCCCAGGATGGTCCGGTAGGTGACGCCGTTCGGCTGCGACATCTCCGTGCCGGCCTCGATGACGATGCCCGGCGATCCGGTGAAGGTGGCGTTGCCTCGCGCGACGGTGGCCGGCTTGCGCTGCAGCCCGTGCAGCCGCGCCCAGCGGTCCAGGAACTCGCCCTCGGCGGTGTCCGGGATCACCTGCACCATGCCCCAGTCGATGTAGCCCAGCTGCTCGTGGGTGAGCCCGGCCATGCAGTCGGCGAGGATGCCCGCCAGGTTATGCTGCAGTGCCGGCTGAAGGCCCGGCAGGCGCGCTTCGATATGCGCGCGTGCGTTGCGCCGGAGCGTCTCGAGAGCGGGCCGCGCGAAGGGCATCAGCCGGTCTCCCAGGCGAAGTCGAAGGTGGTCTGGGCCTCGCCGGTCGCGGCGTCGCGGCGAAACACCGCCACCGTCAGGCCGAGCTGGTCGTTGAGCTCGCCGTACCAGGCGGCCGAGATGTCGAGGCGCACCGCCACCCCATCCCGCAGCAGCCAGCGGAGTGCCTCCCGGCCGTAGCCCTCCGCCTGACGGAGCGTGGCCTGGGTCCGCGGCGCCCGGCGCAGCAGCCAGAGCCGCGAGCCCAGCGGCCCACGACGATCAGCGTCACCAATGGGCATGTCGCCCCACCAGCCGCGCCGGTCACCATCCCAAGGCTCGCCTGGCGAGTCCGTGGCCTCCGCCGTGCGGTCGGTCAGCAGGCTGATCGCCACCGCAGTACGAAGCCCGCCGTCGCCGGCGAGATCGGCACCGGACAGCATCAGGTCGCCGCGGCCCGCGGCCGCGTCCCAAGCTACCGCGAGATCCATGGTGATCCTGCTCAGGCGATCGGGGTGGAGGTGACGCTGTCGGTCTCGTTGTGCCGGTGCGTCGCCAGCCCGACGCCGGCGCCGGTCACGTTGCCGGTTGCGACGATGGTCTCGGTGACGGTGAGTTTGCCCTCAATCGCCACGTTTCCCGTCACCTTCACGCCCGCGCCGGGTGCCATGATTCGCACCTCGAGCGCGGAGACGATCTCCACGCAATCGCTGCGCAGCACAACCTGCTGACCGCGCTTGTCGCGCAGCCCGACCTCGCCGGGCTGCAGGCCCGGGATGCGGAGGCCGGTCGCGTCGGCCATCAGGGCCACCAGGTGGTCTCGGTTGCCGCCCACCTCGAAGATCAGCACATCGGCGCCCTGCTCCGGCAGCGCGGAGGCGCCGTAGGGCATCAGCAGCTCCACCCGGGTGCGGGTATCGCCGTCCGCCAGCTCCACCTCGGCCAGCGCGCGGCCCCCGCGCGTGCGGGTCGACAGGATCCGACCCCGGGTCGGCTCGCTCATCGGATTGCCGAGCCGACACCGGCCCATCTGTCGCCACTTCCGCCGCGGCCGGCTCCGCCCCGGCCGCGCGCCGTGCGCGATACCTTCGGCGGCTCGGGCGTCCAGGCCTCCGGCGGTCCCAGCGTGAGCTCAGTTGTGCGGCCGGTGCGCACGTCCAGGCCGTAGGAGACGCCAGCGATCAGGAACTCTCCGGACATGAGCAGCGTCGGCGCCTGCACGCCCACCAGCTGGTTGAGCAGCCACGGCTGGCCGTCCGACTGCAGCCACCCCTGCACGACGATCTGTCCCCTGAGGCTTGCGGCGCGCGCCGTCGTGGCGGCCCAGACGGCCCGCTCCCGCGCCTGCGCTGCATTCATGGCCGCCTCTGCCTTGATGATCCGAGGCCGGTACCGCGGAACCTCGGGATCCTCGGCGAGGCCGAGCACGCTGACGGCCACACCCGCGTTTGGGCGCTCGGCAGGGTCCGCATCGGCGTCATCGCCATCGCCGGAGGCAGATGCGGCGGCCGCGGTCTGCCGCTGGGCCTGCACGATGTAGCGCGAAAATCGCTTGTCGCCCCGAAGTGAGACCTTCCCACTCAGGATGTTCCGCCCCTCTTCGATCGTGTCGACCGCCCGCGTGTCGCCCGCCCTGGTGATGATCAGCTCGCCGGCCGGGCCGTCCGTGGCGAGGACCCCACGAAGGCGGCAGAGGCGCTCGATGGCGTCAAAGGCGGTCTCGCCCTTGTCCAGCATCGCCTCGCTCAGCAACGGGTCACCCGCATCCACCCGCGAGACCACCTCGATGCCGAAGGGTGCGGCCAAGGCCCGCGCCACTGCCTCCAGCGTGGCGCCGCGCAGCTCGGACCCTCGCAGCTCCGGCGTGCAGTCGATCAGATCCGCCGTCTTGCTGCGGCCTGCGATGCGGATGGCATGGGTGGTGGCGTCCAAGGAGGGCGCGACCTCATCCACATACCCGGTCAGCACGATCACGCCGCCGAGGCGAATAACGACCGGATCGAATGGCATGACAGGGGCATCGTCACCCGGCCAGATGCCGGCCGCCTCGATGTCGAAGTCGGAGGCCATGCGCTCCAGTTCGCGGGTGACGCGCAGTCCAGTCCAGCCGGAGAACACTCGCTGGCCGATGACGAGATCCAGGGTTTCGTTCACGGCGAAATCCTCAAGCCGGCCGCTGGCAGGAATGCCGGGTGCGGCGCGTCAGTGATGGCTGCGAGCTCATCGGCGCGCGCCGCATCCTGGTAGATGCGGTGCGCCAACGCGAGGGCCGGCAGGCTCCGACCAACCGTGTAGGGCACCAGGCGCGGTGCCTGCTGGATCCGCTCCCGAAAATCCTGCACCACCGCTACCGTCAGCGCGCGCCAGGCCCGGTGCAGCTCATCATGGCCGGCGTCGGCCGCCTGGTCGGCCGCCGCGTCCAGCCGCACCAGCAGGACGTCCCGCACCCGCACCGCCTCATCGGCGTAGGGCCAGGACGCCAGCGAGAAGGCCTGGACGGCGCCGGCAAGAGCCGCGCGGCGCAGCAGCTCGTCCGTGGCCAGGCGCACTGCCACCCCGCCCGAAGGCTCGTTGCCCTGCACCGGGACAATGGCGGGCTCAACCGCCAGCGCCAGAAGGGCATGCCCGGCATCAATCCGGACGTCTCGCCCGCTGCCGCCCCGCGAGCCGAACGCCTCCCCCAGCTCCGAGGCGGGGCGTGGCGCCGGCAGTGCGACGGCCACCGCCTCGATCGGTGCGGTGATGCGCACGGCATAATCCGCGGCATCCCGCGGCGCACCGGGCGAGGCGGTGCCGCCCAATGCGCGTGCGGTACCAAGCAGGTCCAGACCGGGCAGGCCGAGGAAACGGCCGGCCAGGTACTCTGCTCCGCTGGTGAGCAGGCCGAGGCCGGCCCGCATCAGGAAGCCGCCCAGATCCCGCCTCGCCACCTGGTAGATCGAGAAAGCCACCCGTGCGGCCCGCAGCACCCGACCCACCGCGGCCAGCGTGCCCGACAGGGTATCGACGCCGACCAGCAGGCCGCCGACCGCCTCCTGCGGCTGCTCGATGAAGGACAGCGCGAAGACGGCCACGCCGCCGTTGTTCTTGCTCTCCTCCAGCGTGACCTGCAGGCAGCGGACCTGGAACTCCCCGAGCGTCGGATGGATGAGGGTTCCAGGCTTGTCGCCCTCCTCGCAAGCCGCCAGCAGCGCGTCCCGCCGGGCCATGTAGTCCTGGCCCAGCACGAAGGCCTCGATGTTGATCCGGCGCAGCGAACGGCCGAGATCCTCGGTCGTGCCGCGGTCACTCAGCGGGAACTCGTGCTCGGCGACCCGGCGGCCACCCTGGTACCGGTGGCCCTCCACTTCGAAGGGCACGCCGCGGAAGGAGGCCGGCCGCAGGCCATCCCGCCAGGTACCGGTCGGCAGGCCGGGGATTAGGTCGAGTGGCGAGCCGGACATCAGGCCACTCCGAGCCGGGCATACCCGACGGCGACGGTGGGGTTTCGCACCACCTCGCCGCGGGTGGTGGTCTCGACGCGCGTCCCAGGCGGGGCGTTCTCGAACCGGACGGTCAGGCCCACCTCACCTTCTCGCCGGCCGGCACCAGGACCGCCCCAGAGGGAGGCCCTGCGATCGTCCCGCGCCGCCGGCACGCCTGCTGAGGCGGATGGATCTGCCGGAGCGCGGAGGCTCTGCGGCTGAGCGCTGAGAGGTGCACCGGTGTCAGGATCCACCAGCGGCGCCTGCGGTGCGCGAAGACCCCCGCGCCGGGGACGCTCTACGCGCGGCGGGGGCGGCGGCAAGGTGCGAACGGCGTCCGGCCCATCCGGGTCCACCGCCGGCCCGGCATAGAAGCCGGACGCGCGGCCGCGAGCGGCCTCATTGCCGCGCTGGCGTTCCTGCACCTCCGGCGCCCTGGTCTCGATCGAGGGGATATTGGGAATGAGGGTGATAAGCCGTTGGATGGCGTCGCCGATCGCGCCGATAATGGCCGCGAACATATCCAGGGACGGTTTCATGCGCGCCCACGCGCCATCCCACGCCGCCGCCACGCCATCCCACAAGCCGGAAAAAAATGCGCGGATGGGCTCCCAATTCCGGATGATGAGTGCCGCCGCCGCCGCAATACCGATGATGGCCAAGCCGATCGGGGAGGCCGCGCCCATGGCCAGCGCGATGCCGCCGAGGGTGGTGGTGATGGACAGCGCAGCCGCCACGAAAGGAGCCGCCAGCGCGACGCCGAAGCCGATGAGGATGTTTTTCCAGCCGCCCACCGCGTCATATGCGGCGCGCGCCAGGTCGATAAAGCCGGAGATGCCCTCCCGGGTGGCCGTCCAATCGATGCCGCGGAGCGCCTCGGCCATTGCCTTAAAACCGGCCTCCACATGGAGCGCGATATACGCCCGGTTCTGGCCGATAAAGGTGGCGAAATCGGTGAGAAGCGGCGCCAGCGCCGGCGTTAGCTGCACCACAATGGCGTCACGCATCCCGGCCATGGCCGTCCGCATGTCGTTCATCGCGGCATCCGCGGCCGCCAGCTGCGGTACGGTGTCGCTGGTTATTGATCCGCCGAGCTGGCGGAATCGCGCAGCGAGTTCCTCCAGCCCTTCGCGTCCACCCATAAGAAGCGGGAGGAGCTCGCCGCCACCGCGGCCGAAAATCTCCATGGCAGCTGCAGTCCGCAAAGCAGGATTCGACGTGTTGCGGAAGGCTTGCGCCAAGTCCGGCAGAACATCCGCAGTGCTCCGAAGCTGGCCGCGAGCGTCGCGGAGCGGGATCCGCATGCGCCGGAACAGGCCGAGCAAATCCTTGTTGCCGCCGGTGGCGGCCTCGTGCATGCCACGGCCAAGGCGTTGCAAGGCGCCCGTCATCGCCTCCTGCGAGACATTGCTTTGCAGCGCTGCGTAGTTGAGCTCTTGGATGCGCTCCACGCTGATCCCGAGCTGGTCGGCTAGCGCGCTGAGGTTGTCGCCGGCCTCGATGGTCTGGTTGACCATAGCGACCATGCCGACACCCGCAGCCACGGCACCAGCGGCGCCAAGCCCGGCCAGCGGGACCGACAGAGAGGCGCTAACGCGTCCGAGGCTGGTGAGGGAGGCGGTCAGCCGCGCCGTCATCGCGCCAAGCCGCTGCATCCCTGGTTGACGACCGAGGCCTGCCAAGCTCGCCTGGATTCGACGGATCGGCGCGGTGACCAGGTCAACGGCGCTGATTATCGCCCGGAAGCGTTCGTCAACCGCCATTCTGCCCGCCTCCTCTCAACGCCCAGCAGCGTCGTTTCGCGCCTTCTGGATCCTGTGCGCCTGCTCCAGGTAGAGCAGCATTTCGGGGATGGTCAGCCCCATCACGTGCGCCACGTCGCCCCACCAGGCGCCGAGGTCGAAGTACAGGTTCAGGAGGTCTGCGGGGTCTCCGTCGCGAAAAAACCCAGCACCTCCATGGCCGCGGCCATCCAGTCGGGTGCCGAGAGCTGGCCGATGGATGAGGGCGGGATGTTGGCCAGCCGCGCCATCATGCGCGCCATGGGTGCCGTCGCGATGTTCAGACCACCGTCCTGCCCCACGGTGAATGGCATGCCGATGGCCGCAAGGTCGACGCCGGTCGGCTCGCGGAAGGTGAGCTCCTGGAGTTCCTGACCCTGCGCCTTGATTGGCGCCCGGAGCTTCACCGTCTTGTCGGCCATCACGCGATCTCCATCAGCGAGCCGGACCAGCGCTCCGTGATGGTGCCGTCCGCCGCGGCGTATTCCAGGTCGCCGATCTGGCAGGCGTTGTAGAGGATGGCCGTGGTGCCATCCGCCAGCTCGGCAGTGATGGTCGCGTCCATGACCTTCTCGAGATCGGTCAGGCGCATGCCGGGCGTCTTGATGATCTCCGCCTCCAGATAGGGGCGCACCGCCATCTCCTTGACGCCGACGGGGCCGGAGAGGCCGACCACGTCCTCCCGGGTCACCGAGCTCACGCCGAGGGTCATGGTCGCGCCGAGCGACTGCTGCACGCCATTCACCAGCAGGTAGCAGGTGCCGGCGATCCGCTTGTTGGCCATGTCGTCAGCTCCTGAACTGCGCGAGGACGGCGAGCACCCGCAGGCCGTTGATGAAGTCGGGCGCGTAGAGGATGTTCACCCGGGACACGTCCGTCAGGCTCCGCTCCACGATGGTGGCCGCGGCGAAGGCCTGGGCGTTCTCCACCAGGCCCTCCTCCTCCATGATCGCGTACTGCGCGATCAGCTCCGCCTTGATGATCTTCGGCGTCACCACCGGCTGCCCGGCCCCGAATCGGGTGCCATCGTTGGCCAGCTTAGAGCGGGCGAACTTCTGGGTGAGCACCGAGCGCAGCCGGCGGATCACCTCCATGCCGACGAACAGCACCTCGGTGTCGAGGTAGGAGAGATCGGCCTGGCCGAACTTGTTCCGCTGGTATGTGGTTACCGCCCGCAGGATCATCGCGCTGCCATCGCGCGCGAAGTCGGCCAGCGCCACGCCGGAGGACAGCAGCGTCTGCTGCGTCGTCTTGGCGAACCGCTTGTCCATCGTCGGCGCCAGCACGCCGCGGATCGGCACCGTCTGCAGCGGCCGCGCCGGGTCCGCCCGGAGCGACACCGCCGCTGCGCCGGCATAGGCCGCCGACCACTCCGAGGCCGGGGTGGGGCTGCCGTTTACGCCAATCACCGTGATGTGGGGATCGTTGCGCGCGGCGCCGAAGGTCTGCAGCGCATTGGCGTCGCCGGCGCGCATGGCGAAGACGTGGCCATAGGCCTGGCGCTGCCAGGACCATCGGCCAGTCTGGTCGCTCATCAGGTCGCGCATAGCATCCAGCTGGGCGCTGCCGCTGTAGGGGCAGACGATGAAGTCGAACTCCTCGTCGCCCAGCGCCGACGCCAGCGGGGCCAGATCCGGGTCCGTGGCGCCGCCCGACATGGCGGTGACAGCGACACCGACACCCGGCGGAAGGCTCTCATTGCCGGCGCCGCCCCGGTAGTTCACCCGCAGGTCGATGCCGTTGCCGGAGGAGCCCTTGTGGCGCGCAGTGAAGGTCACCACCCCGGCGTTCACCGTCGCCGTCACCGGGAGCGTGCCATTGGCATTGATCGCGGCAGCGAGGGCGGCAGCGATGGCGGTGGCCGCCGCACCCATGGCCACCGGGACTGGCACTACCATGCCGCCGGCATAGAAGGGCAGCGTCCCGGCCGCGGTCGCAGGCCCGGTAATGGTCGCGCTGCCGGTCGCGGCGGTGCCCGCAGGCACGTCGACGAAGGGATAAACCCAGAGTTCGCCGAAGGCGTCATTGGCGCGGTACGCCTTGACCATCCGGGCGAGCATGCTGCCCTGCCCAAACAGGCCGGCGGCCTCCTCATAGGTGGTCACGAGGCGCGGCCACACCATGGCCGCCTGCAGCGGCGTGTTGGTCTGGCCGATGATCAGCGTGCGCTTCACGCCGCTGCCGTAGCCGGCCTGGCTGTTGTCGAACTCGGCCCAGAAGAACGGGACGCGGAGATCGCCGGGGATGGTCGAGAAGCCTACGGCCATGGTGGGGGCCTCCTCACGTTGCGGTCGGGTTGAAGGGGCCTTCCCACTCGGCGCGGCCGTCTGGGCCGGTTGGGCGAGGCGCAGGCTGGGGGGCGGGCCAGGGCGGCGGTACCGCGTAGGTGCCCGCTCGGTCCGCTGGATCGATTGCGTCGATCCGCACGTCGGCGCCGCTGTAGAGGTGCTCCAGCCTAGGCTCATGCGGCTCGCGCCACTCGAGATCCAGGGAAACGGTCACGTCGCCCAGCACCAGGTCACCATCGGCCTTGATGTCGACGGAGGTCTCCACGCTGCTGATGGAGCGGAACTCGCTGACGAAGTCGGCCTCCTGGAGCAGCGCCTCCTCGATAGCGCCCGCCAGGTCATCCAGCGCCGCTTCAACCAAGTCCTCGGTCTTGCCAGCGGCACGGGCGACCACAGCCAGTGTCAGCGTCACATCGAACAGCGGCGCGCCGATCGAGATGTTCGTCTTGCGCTCCCGGGTCGCATAAACCAGCAGGGCTGGCAGGCGCGCCGCTTCGTCCGTGACGGAGAGCGGCCGCGCCCGGGCCGAGAAGACGCGCTTCCCGACCTGCGGCATGCGGGCGGTCAGCAGCGCGATCGCCGCCTTCCGCACCTGAACCCGAACGGGGTGAGCCATCAGGCGAGATCCGGTTCGACGCGCGCAGAGAGCACCAGCAGGGCAGCGCCGACCCCGATCCGCTGCACGTCCTGCACGGTCCAGGTCATGCCGCGCACTTGGACGCGGTCGGCCTGCTGCGGGGCAAGCCTTGCAGGAAAGTCCGACAGCCGGATCCGAAAGGTGACCTCCTGAGCGGACGTTGGCGCGCCCTGCCCAAAGTCGACCGCGAGGTGCTTTTGACGGAAGACCCCACGCACCTCGAACGGCGCCTCGAATGGCCGCTCGTACAGTGCCGGCTCGCCTAGAACGGCCATAATTGGGCCGTTCAGCAGCGTGTCGAAGTCAACCGCCACGGGTGCTTAGACCGCCAGACCGTTGAGCCGGACTTCGACGGTCGCATCGCCGGCGAGCTGCGCGCGCGTAGCGGCGCCGATCAGACGGTTGGCAGTGGCCGTGCCGGTCACATTCTTCGCGGTGTCGTCCCAGTAGACCTTCTGCCACTGGGTCAGTGCGCCGGCCGCCTTGGGCAGCCGGACGACACCCTGGATGCGAGCGACGCCCTCGCCGCCGGACGGGACGTTCTGGGTCGCGACGCCGAAGAGCGAGCCGAGCACGAAGCCCTGGCCAGAGACGAGATCGGCTGCCGCGGTGAACCGCAGCTGCTCGCCGACCTGTACGAAGTTCTGCATGACATATCTCCGCGGCGCGGCCCGGTCAGGGTGCCGCCGCCGTTCCTAAAGGTTGCGGGGTTGGCGAGCCGAATCAGGCCGGGCCGGGATTGTAATAGACGCCGTTCCAGTCGATTGGCGCCGCCTCGTAGTCCAGGCTCACCCGCACCTTGAGGCCGAAGGTATCGAAGCTGGACTCCGTGACCACCTCCGGCGTCTCGCGGCCGTTCAGCACCGAGACGGCGATCATCGGGTGCGAGTCCGGGTCGGCCATCAGCGCCCACGCGTTGGTAGGGAAGCTTGGCTCGTAGACGATCTCGTAGGCGCCGTTGAAGACGTTGTCGGTGTTGTCGGCCAGCTTCAGGCTGGCCATCAGCTTCTGCGCTTCGAAGCGGCGGCCGGTGCCGACGATGAGGTAGCGGCCGGCCAGACCCAGAGGCTTGCCGGCCACCGCCGCCTGGTTCGCCAGCGCATTCGCCGCCGCGATCAGGCTCGCCTCGGTGATGGCGCTGCCGGACGCTGCGATGTTGTTGTGCGCCGCGCTGAGGAAGGGCTGCCCATCCGTCATGGTGTAGGCGGCGGTGGTGCCGAGCTGGAACACGCGCCACACCCGCGAGGACAGGCTGCGCGCGGCCATGGCACCGTAGGTCGCGCCGTCCGCGGTGAACTGCGTCAGGTCGTTGTTGATGATGGACTGGCGCGAGAAGGCGAAGCCCTTGGCGAAGGTCTTCAGGCCGAGACGGCCGAGAGCCCGCTGGATGGCGCCGTAGCGGATCTCCTCATGTTCGAGGACCTCCTCCAGGTCCGGCGCATCGAAGGCGCCGGCGACGTCACGCTGGCGGAAGTTGTCGAAGGAGTAGACCCGGCCGATCTTGCGCCATTCCTGGGAGACCCGCTGGGCATTGTCGATGACGATCGCCTCGATCGCCTGGCCCAGCAGCGTGCCGAAGTCGCTGGTGGTCAGCATACCGACCGTGGCCGAGGCGAAGACCTCGCGGTAGAGCTGCGCCGTCGGCATCCGGGCGCGGCGGCCCGTGCGCGCCTCGAGGAAGTCGGTGGCCATGTCATGCATCGAGAGGCCGTCCATCGGGGCGGCGGCCGCCAGGATGTCCGGACGCTTCACGCCCCCGCGCTTGGCGATGGCGGCGACAATCGACTTGCTGGCGTCCAGCGCGTGCACGCTGGACCCGCTGACGACCGCCGGACGCGCCGGGGTATCGGTGGCCATGGCCGTAATCGCGGCGTCGCGAACCGCGTCGAGAGTGGCCTGGGCGCTCAGCTGGTCCAGCACGAACTGCGGCCCGAGCTTGGCGCGCGTGGCGACAGCCTGGATCTCCTGCAGCGTCGCGGGCTTGTTGGCCGGCGGGGCCGGTGCAGGGGCCGGCGCGGTGGGGGTCACCGGCGGGGTGGCGGCAGCGTCGACGACGGGGGCAGTGCCGCCCGGCGCGGTGTTGGGGGCGGTACCCGACATGGTGTTGCTCTCCTGGGTGTTCGGGGCCGGTGACGCCGGCGCGGTGGAGGGGGGTGCAAGGCCCGCCATGACCTGGACGGCCGCGGGCGCATGGGCGAAGGCGCGGATCAGCGCACTGGCTCGGGGGGTCACCCTCGACCGAGCTTCGGGCGCCGGAACGGCGGGCGTCTCGACGCGGTCGGCGAAGCCTTCGAGAACGGCCTCTTCGGCCGTCATCCAGGTCTCCGCGGACATCATCGCCAGCACATCCTCACGGGACTTGCTGGACCGGCTGGCGTAGAGGCCGGCCATCGTCGCATCGATCTTCTCGAGGATGGCAATGGTCGCGGCGTGGGCCTGCTTGTCACCCATGGTGAAGCCGGCCGCGTTGTGGATCATCAGGAAAGACGCCGGGGCCATCACCACCTCATCGCCGGCCATGGCGATGAAGGAGGCGCTGGAGGCGGCGACGCTCTCGACCACCACCTGCTTCCGGCCCGCGTGACGGGCCAGCAAGTTGTAGATGGCGAAGCCCTCGAAGGCGTTGCCGCCGGGGGAGGAGATGCGGATCACCAGGTCGCGGTCGCCGGCGTCCCGCAGCACATCCAGGACGCCGTGCGCGGTCACTTCCCAGCCGATCTCCCCCATGATGAGGATCTCGACTGGACCGGTGTCGGCCGCGCGGATCGGCGGCGCGACGCTGCGCGTGGAGAGCTGAGACGCAGCGACGAGATCCGCCTGCTCCGTCTCGGCACCATGCTCGCGCAGGTAGGCGGCAACGGAGGCTGCCGGGCTAAGCTTCGTCATTGGGCGGTACCTCTCCGGGGCGACGCGGCCTGGCCGCGCCGGTGGCGCCGATCTCGATGGCGGCGTTCTGCTGCGGGCTCTGCGCGCCGCCGCTGTTGCTGATGCGGCGCGGATCGCTGTCCAGGATGATGCCGCGATCATCGTGCAGCTTGTTCGCCGCCGCGATCTCGTCGGCCTGGCGCTTCGGGTCGTAGCCCATCGAGGTCACGGCCTGCTGCCAAGTCTCCAGACCGGCGCGGACGGAGGCCACCAGCGCCGGAAGCTCCCGCGTTGGGTCGACCATTTCGAAGCGCGGCGGCGCCCATTCGACCGGGTAGCCACCCGGGCGCTCCGGCAGGGCGCCAGAAACGACGGCAGCCTGGATGAAGGCCTCCCAGATGGGCCCGCACAGCATCGGGATGTGCATGAGCTCCTGGTCTTGCTCGACATCCCGACGGAACTCGATCTTGCCCGCGCGCAGGCTGCTGTAGTTCGCCTGCCGGAGATCGCCGGTCAGTTGGTCATAGGTCACGCGAAACCCGCTTGCGATCGCCATGAGCTCGTGCAGCGCGAAAGGCTCGAAGGGCCCAGGGCCAGACGGCTGGAGGAACTTGACGTCGCTGCCAATGGGCAGGTTCGAGACCATGCCTGGCCAGAGGTCAGTCGGCATGGCGCGGTCTGGCACCTCCGCGGGAACGCCCCCCTGCCCCATGTCCATCTCGAGCGGGTTCGGCGTCACCGTGAACACGCCCAGCAGCGCTTGCACCTTGGCTTGCTCGAGCGTGGCTTCCTCGAACTCTTCCAGCCGGCGCAGGCGCAGCAGGACGGTTGCCGCGTCGGGTACGCCACGAACTTGGCCGGGGCGCTGCGCATGCGCCCGGACCAGGTGGATCATGTCGGTGGCGGGAATCCTGTCATACCGGGGCCCGGCGGTGGTGTAGAACGCTGCAGCATTCTCACCGGGGTGCTGGCGCAACAGGCGGTAGGCGGTGCGCCGGCCGCGGCTGTCAAACTCCACGCCATCCACCGACCGCACTGGGTCCGCCTCGACCGGCCCGAACATCTGAACCGCGTCGTCCAGCAGGTCCGGCTCCAGCACCTCGAGCTGCAGAGGAACTGGGATGCCCTCGCGACGCGCCTCTGCTGGCGGGAGGCGCACTAGGCGGACCAACGCCTCACCCGATTCTGCACGGGTTCGCGCCGCCAGCGCCTGCAAGCCGTAGACGTTCAGCCGGCCATGCAGGTCGGCCTTCGCACTCCAGCGGTCCCACAGGTCCAGCACCCGCGTGTCGAGCTGGTCATCACCGGTCTTGCTCCGCGGCGCGATGCCGTAGCCGATCTCGTGGGCAACACGGATCTGAATCGCACGGGCGCCATAGGATCCGTCCCGCACCACCTCCCGCGCTCGGCGGCGCAGGTACCGGAGCGCCGGCCCGACCTCAGCGTTCGGGCCTCGCGATGACGCCGGCCACTCCCGCCCGCGGGGCATCATCTTGCCTGCCTCGTAGGCCCGCACCACCCGGTCGGTCATCGCCCGCGCCTGGGCACGGGCAAGCCCCCGCGTCGGCGAGACCGCCGCAACAACCCAGTCGAGCCAGTTCATCGTCCGTCAGCCGCGCCGCATGCCGACGCGGAAGAAGGTCATCCTGGTGTTCACGATGGCGCCACGAAGCGCCGCCAGTTCCGCCTCCAGGATCGCCAACGCCCTCGGGTCGTTCGCGGTGTCGAAGCGCGTCGTCATATCGTCGGAGCTGACCGACTGGACGCCACTCACGATCCGCGCGCGAACGGCCGCGATGTCAGCCTCGACCTGCTCCACCGTGCGAGCCATGCGGCTACCTCCCGAAATAGCTCCTGCCCCGCCCGCCGAAGTACCGTGGCGCCGCCGGCGCCGGGCGCGGCGGCGCGGGCGCGGGTGCGGCCGGAGCGGCGGCGACCGCCTCAGCCACCGCGCCCGCCTCACCAACGAGGGCGTTCATGTCCCACGCGGCAGCCCAGCTTGGGGGCCTGTCCCAGTCGATCCGCCCAATGCCATGCAGGCGCGCCATGACGTGCGTCATGACCATAAGGTCGCCTGCTTCATTCCTCTGACCCGACGGCGGCTTGTGCCATGACCCGTTCGGCGCCCGCCGCTCGGCCACCAGCTGCTCAAACCAGGGATGCGGCGGCCCCGCCCTGTCCTTCAGCTCGGCCGGGAAGTGCACGAACCACGGACCGGGATCCGCCCGCTCCAGCTGCGCCGCCAGGTCATCCTTGAACAGGTTCGGATTGAACCGCGCGACCGGGACCTGACCGCGGGCGATGCCGCTCGCCTTGCGCTCTCTCCGGACATCCTCCGGGTAGACCACCTGCAGCCGCGCGGCGTTCAGGCCCGGCGTGCCCTGCGTCGGCAGCACGTCCCAGGCATCCCGCCCATCCAGCCTGCCCAGCAACCTGACCTTGCCGGCCAGGCGCCACCGCAACCACGCCTCGTAGGCCCTCGACGTCACGCCAGCGGAGCCGCCGAGGTCCATGCTGACGGCCCGCGGCCGCATTACCCGTCCCGATCCATCCGCCAGCGGCAGCGGCCGCCTCAGCGCCTCCAGCAGCGCGTCCCATGCAGCGGGATCGGTCGCCGTCTCGGCCGGCAGCCGCTCCACTCCCAGAACCCAGCTCTCGCCCCCGATGCCCCAGCCACGGCGAACCAGCTCGAACCGGTTGGCCTGAACGTCGGCGCTGGCGGTGATGAACCGAACGCCCTCCGGCACCTGGCCCAATCGCAGAGCCTCCTCGGCCCGATCGGCCACTGCCGTTGCATCAACGCTTCCAACCCGCCGGGCGGGCACATGCGGGATGCCCCACTGCTTCACCATCACCTGGCGGAGCGTGTCGTCCTCACCCAGCTGCTCAAGCTCCTGCTCGGCAGCTACCCTTGCTCTGGCCAATCCGCCGATACCGCCGAGGACGAAGGGGCTCATCACGCCCACAATCCAGAAGCCCGCCGTGCCGTGGCGCAGCAGCTGCCCGCTGACGGCCCCCTCGACATCGACTTCCTGGCCCGTGCCGATCCATCGGCCGGCCGCATTCATCGCCTTGCGCTCGTGATCCTCGATCAGGCCGCCGCAGGTGGGACACACCAGGCGAGCTGCGTCGCGGACCTCGTCCAGCGACGCACCGGCTGGATAGTCCAGCGCCATGAACCGAGAGGCACCAGGGTTCGGGCTGCTGTGGGCGCCGCAGCGCGGGCACGGCCACCACCAGGTCCCGCGCGTGCTGTCGGCGTAGACCGCCATGATGCCGCGCTTCCAGCCGCCCGGAGATGTGCCCACCGCCAGGTCCGGGTGCGACATCATCAGCAGGCAGCTCCCGGCGCCATACACCTGGCGACGCACATCCAACACCGGCTTCGCCTCGCCAATGCCCGCGTCGTCGTAGTTATCGACCTCATCCGCCACGATCCGTGGGGCGTTCTTCGAGATCAGGTTGGTCCGCGTGAAGCTGAGGAACTCCGTGCGCATGACGCCGAAGTTCTTGAAGTTCAGGCTGTCATCAACCGGATCCGAGCCGAGCCGCTCCCGCATCCTCGGATGTGCCGCGATCATGGGATCCACGCGATCTTTGACGAACGCCTGCATGCCCGGGTGCGTCTGCATGAACCAGAGGAAGTCGGCCGGGTCGGCCTCCACCGACATCTGCAGCCAGTTCTCGGCGATAGTTGTCTTGGCGCACTGGCCGGGGCCGGCCACCGCGACGGTCGTGTAATCGCCGGAGGTCAGTGCATCCGACGGTCCCGACAGGTACGGGGCTGTCGCCGGGTCGAAAGGCCGGGTCTCCTCCCCGAAGCCCTTGGTCAGCCGCCGATGACGGCCCGCATACTCCGTGAGCGTCAGGCGCTCCGGCGTGATCAGGTCGCCGAAGACTTCCAGAACCAGATCATCAGCGTCAGCGAATGGACCGGGATCTTCAGTCAACATCGGGCAGGCCCGACTCCCGAAGGCGCACGACGAAGGCCCGGAGCCTCTCCTCCACGCTGGCGCGGAGCCGGCGCTGCTGGTCCAGCGTCAGGCCTAACTCCTCGGCCAGTGCCGCCGGCATTGCGCTCAGCTCCCGCCGAAGCGCAACCACGGCCCTGCCTAGTGAACGTCGAACCTCATCGGTCCGCGCGAGAGCACCCGCCTCCTGTGCCAGCTGCCGCTCCATGCCGCGCACACGCAGCGCCATGAACTTCTGGTTGGGTGAGAGGTCATCCTCAGATCTGCCAGGCCCGATCTCCGCCAGGCGCGCCAGGGCAGGGTCGTGTCCCTGGTGATGGTGTAGGAGCGTTGGCTCCTGGCGGGCTGGGCCGCTGCGTCAGGCTGGCACGGCGGACAGCCTGGCGGGGCCAGTATCGCTGACGCTGCTGATGCCTTCCAGCGT